GAATCGTTTGAAAATACTTGGTATGTAGTTTCAGGAGGGGTTTGTATCAAGGCACCAATAACTCCAACTATTACAATAACCACAATCCACATGAACAACAACTCATATGGCGCATTATGCACCACATAAACCACAGCCATCTAAAAATTGTAATTGTTAACAACAGTCATAGTATCGGCAACATACGTGTTGGACACAGCAGGACCCATATCCTTCTTGACATCTGACTCCCGATTGATAGCAGTGTTGCTTGCCTTATCAACCACACCCCCTCCTTGTCTACCACTAGATCTTCCACGTTCCTGTGCACTACCGTTAGAGCTGTTAGGATCCATTGAAATTGGTGAGATTTCATGCCCTGGAGAAGTGGAGGAGGCTCACCTCTTCATCACCTATCTCATCAATGATGTCTAGGTTCAGAGGTTTAAAGCTACCTTCAAGGGCAATTTGTTCATCTGGAGTGATTCCGAAAGCAACCCAAAAGGAAAACCGCGTCTCGGGACTTGGAGCAACACCAGAGTATTGCCCTGCCCTATGAAACCTATACAGGAATTGCTCATTGGCGCGGTCGAGCGTCTTAGTCTTACAATTGAAACTTGGGAACTGTTCAAAGAATTTAGCCATTACTGGCACACCCTCATTCACAATACGTCCCCCTGTTCCAACAGCTGTCACCCATGCTTCTTTCTCACTTTGAATCTCCAAGTTATTGAGGCTGTGAAGGTCCTTCGATAGAGACTGATGTACATTCCTGATCATTCTCCATGCACCATTGACAAAAATAGGCCTAGTTTGACAAAACTCAATGTGTTCCAATTCGTAAATTGGCTTCTCCACTTTCATGGTGAATCCAAGATCCAAATAGTATTCCACCAAGCCATCAAGGGCCTTCTTCTCGTCCTTTCTTTCAACAACCAACATACAATCGTCTCCATTATTAGCAAGCCGAAACTTACTAATATTTCTTTTCTTACACCATGTCCAAACAGTTGAACACATTATGAAACAATTGCCACTTGAAGTATTCATATCACCAGACATGCGGCATCCATCAACCACGTACCTGACACTTCCATCAGGACATCGTGCTAGACCTTTGTTGCGAAGCTGCCATTTCAGCAACTTCATCAACTCAGCTCTTTCACTCATGGGGAACATCTGCCGCCACATTTCATGCTCATACTCTAGGGCATCAACAGATATATGCTGGTCAAACCGAGAAGCATCCATACCAATCCCAACTGGATCCTTAAATGAATTCCATAGGGAGCTCATCTCTTCACCAGCAGTATCTGCATTAATGCCTTTAAAGATGGTTCGACCACCAAACAACCTGTCAATCCCTTTAAACAGGATCTCTTCAGCGTGTCTTAAATATCTACCAACCTCCACATTATAGCGTGGATCCCTAGGTTGTATCACCCGGGGGGCTGGGTCGGGTTTAGCCGTCAAATTAAGTTTTTCGGCCTTAACGAAAGTGCTCAACCACGCGTCACTCTCCACAACGGAGCGTACTTCTAACGACCTACAGGCCTCCTCATACCGCATCAGCTTGCGACCCTTATAAAACCCACAAAATTGTGAAGGAGTTAACCGGGTGGTCCTTGGCATCAAAGATAGAAGGGAGTCTCTAAACCGGACTTGTGATTTAAAACTTCCAGGGGTGGGTTTCGGGGTTGGTACTAAATTACCAGATTTTTCAACCATAAACACCCGTTCGACAAGACCCCTCCGAACATTACCCAATGAGTTGTCGTGCACTCCGTACCTAATGTTGGCCTGCATCCCAGTAAAACGGTACAACTTTCTGGGTTTGGCCAATGGGGGTCCTACGGTCACACGCATCCCCTTGGGATCACCACGGGTTATCCCAGTGGTGAACCCGCGTATGACCGCTAGGCCCCCCTATTTCTTCAGAAACCCGGCCCCACGCTTGGGCCGGCTCCACTTTCCAAGGAGTCTATCCCCAATACTGGGTTTATCCTCCCTCTCCAGGATCTCTCTCATACTCTCAGCAATGGTATCCTCATCAGTACGCACAAAACATGCAGCTACTGCTAAAGGCAGAAGCCGTGCTATATGGGTGTGCCTGACACCATGTTTCAACATCTCATCCCTGCAAAGCCTCTGATATACAAGTTCATTAGCCTTGGAGTGTGACATCAGTCCAACCTGGGCTTTAGCCAACAGAGCAACTCTGGATGCATAATGAAATTTGCGCCGTGGTCTTACATTTACCCTGTTCTCTGCCACAACTAAATCACGATCCTCGTTCTCAGGCCGAAGCCCATCATCAACATTGTCATCCCCAAAGACCTTATCAACCACATCAAGAGCCTTGAAGGCATCTGCATGCAATCCATATCGGTCCCAGACTCTCCTCCCCACCAAGCTAAGACAAACTACCACAAAAAGTTGTGGAGCAATGTTAAGCAAGCACCAAAGAAAAATAACCCATGCCACAACACGAACAGTTCCCATAGTCTTTTGGTTGCAGTTACAATTTATCCGCTGTTAAGCTAGACCAACCCTTCAAACCCCAAATTTTACAATGGAGAGAAAAACGATACCGAACAACCGGCACTTCTCAATCACTGGTGAGGTG